CTGGCCAGCCCGCCGCGAGCTGGTGCCCGGAGCTGGACCGCTGGGTGTACGCCGGTGGCAAGCGCGTGCAGGGCCTGGTGAACCGCCGGGCCGCTGAGCGCCGGATGTGCGAGGGCCGGCCGTGAAGCGCGTTGCCATCACAGTCGCCGCGTTCGTCCTGTGGTCCGGCGCCATGGTCGGCGTTGGCTGGGCCTGGCGCAGTGACCGGGCAGAGGGCAGAGAGGCCACCCAGCGCGCCGCCGGTGCCGAGGCAGCTGCAGCCCAGGTCAACCAGACCCGTGCCGCCGAGCACGCTCAGGCCGAGACACTGGCCGCCATTGGAGCGAAGCATGAAGAAGACCGCGCTGCGGCCGAGACCGTCCCTGCTGCTGTTGTGGCTGACCTGCGCGCTGGTCGTCTCCAGTTGCGCGACGACCTCGCCACCTGCACGTGACCAGGCAGCCCAACTACGAGCAGAGGTCGCGGGCGCTCTTGTTCAAATCGGACGAGACGCCGACGACCATGTCCGGGCCTGCCAGGCCGTGATCGCAGCTGACCGTCAACCGGTGACGCCATGAACCGGCGGCTGCTGGCACTGGGCCGGTTGAAGACCGGCGAGATGAACAAGACCGAGGCTGCGTATGCCGAGCGGCTGCGCGCGCTGCAGGCTGCGGGCGAGGTCCAATGGCACCGGTTCGAGGGTTTGAAGCTGCGGCTGGCAGACAACACGTTCTACACCCCGGACTTTGCGGTCATGGCTGCCGACGGCGTCATGGAGTGCCACGAGGTCAAGGGGCACTGGCAGGACGATGCACGGGCCAAGATCAAGATCGCAGCGGCCATGTACCCGTTCCGCTTCATTGCGGTGAAGGTCAGGCCCAAGCGCGACGGCGGTGGCTGGGAAGTGGAGAGGTTCTGATGCGCCAGACAGTGACGGCCTCCATCCGCATGAGGTGGTGGCTACGGTGGTATCTGGCCGCCGTGGTGTGGTTTGCCCGCGCTACGGGCATGGAGCCGGATTGGGAGCGGGTCGAGTGGTGGATACGCCGCGGCCTGGTAGTGCGAACGATGAGGGTAGGTGATGGACGCTGCACGGATTGAAGAGGTAGCGCGCGCTGCTGCTGTCGCTGCCCTGGCGGGACTGATTGAGGGCAGCACGGACAGTCGCATCGACCGACTGGTCGGGATCATTGAGCAGCAGGGTAAGCAAATCGCCGAACTGGCCATGCATGTGGGGCTGCTGGTGCAGGCGGTGGCGCAGCTGCTGGGCGAGGAGGCCGGCGTACCGGTGCAAGACGAAGGCGCCGAGCCTGAGCGAGTCGATCTGGACGGGAAGCCGTACTGATGAGCGCTCGTGGGCTGGCAGGCAACCGGCAAGCCAAGCGCGCCTTGCCGACGAACAGCCGAGCCTGGCGCGCGCTGCGAGAGACCATTCTGGTTCGCGACCTTTACCGATGCCAGGAGCAGGGCTGCGGCGTTCTCTGC